CCGGAAGGTGGAAACATACTAGTATCTTGTAATATGATCCTATTAGCTGTAAAAGTTAAGGTTTGTTTTAGTGGTACTTTTGTATTATTTGAAGCTTGATACAAGCTATCAAAATCATCTAATGCTTCTGGAAATACAGATAGCATCCCTGTAGTGTATCCATCACTCAAACTTGATATACGATCAGCCATTGGTCTTGCCTGCAACAATCTTAGGTTTTACTTCAACTTGTGGTCTAACAATTGCAGGTCTCTCCGCAATCATTTTTTTCTGGATATTTTCAACAAGCGTCACAACCTGTTTTTTTACAGGAGCATCATCGTGCAGACACATGACTGTCTTGACAAATTCAGGGTCGAGAGGTCTTTGCAAGATCACTCGAAGATTAAATTCTTCAAGCAATTTTTCATTCCACATATCTTTCTGAGCCTGTTCATCGTCTAAAGGCTTAATAGCTTCGTAGTTGGCGACAATTTTTTCATAACCACCTACGAGGTAATTAATTTCCTCAAGCACGTTTTTCAACTTGTTGTTAAGCTTCCGGGCTGAAGAAATAAGGGTTTCCTTATCTCTTTGCAGCTTTCTGATATTTATCTCAAACTCTTTGATATTTAAGTCTGTGTTTGGATCATTATTGCCCGCTTCACTTTTGAGTGCCCGATCCAATCTTTCAATCTTAATATCAAAAAGTTCTAAGTTATCCTCTGCATCTCTTAAATCTTTTTGAAATTGCTCAATAGTATCGACTCTTGCTTGTAATTCTCGTACAATTGCCCATAACTGGGACTGGGCAGTTGGCTCTTTGCCAATTATGAATTTTTCAATTTGAAAAAAAGTGTGCCTATCTGGCATATTTGCCAAATGCAAGATTTCGTGAACCTTAGCCAAAAGCTCAGTTGACATATTCCCTCCCATGTGTGATCATTAAGTACCTTAAATTAGTGCTAGGAGCATCAGAATGAATAAAAATACAGTCGGAAAGCTTGCAGGGGCATGTTGCTATCTGTCTGGCCCAATGGAGTTTGCAGCCGATCATGGCGTCGGCTGGAGAAGGAAATTTATTGATTTAGCGTGGAAATGTGGACTTGATGTAGATTTTATTGACCCTACTAACAAGCCCGGCTCAAAAGAAATGCAAGTTGGCGAAGATAAAGGTTACCAAGTTGCTCTTCAAAAAGAAGAAAAGTATCTTGAGTTACAAAATTATGTCGCAAAATATCGCAGATTTGATCTGCGATTCGTAGATCTATCAGACTTCCTAGTGGCAGTCATTGACCCAAATGTCCATATGTGTGGAACCTACAATGAGGTGTTTGTAGCTGAACAACAGCATAAACCCTGCTTTTTCATTTGCGAGGGTGGATTGCAGAAATTGCCCAGATGGTTATTTGATGTAATTGATTTGGATGATCCGATTAAAGGCACACGTTGCAATGTATTTGGAACACTTGAAAGTGTTGTGAGTGAATTGATGCTTTTGAATAATGGGGATATTGAGTTAAGCAGCAAATGGGTGTTGATAAGGAAGTATATTGAGCAAGTGAGACTTCAAAATCCAAATCGACGCCAATCCTTTACAGATTTTTGAGTCATATTATAATCGTCGTATCCCGTCCAATCACCGTTATGCATATGCTCATAGGAAAAATCAAAAAGCCTCTCAGGACTCATTGTTGAATTAAGAGGTGTATTTCTACTATTCAAAAATATCCAAGTAAATTCAAACGTATTAAGTTCTGTCCATTGCAGAGATGTCACCTTTGCATCATCAACAGAAATAATTTCTGCCTCATTTACACGCAACACGATCTTGTATTTTTGCCTAGACATAGTTTCTACATTAGGAACTAATTCCTCAATCTCATTGAAAAAATTATCAACTTCAACAGTAAGATATCCTGTTGAAAGTGTCGAACGATTGAAAAAACTATTGTGCAAATTCAAAGAAAAATTTCGAACAGAAAAAGGGCCATGTACAAGACCACTTTCATCATAAATGTTTATAGAATTGTTGGAGGGATTTAGATTAGAGGTGTTCATGGAACTTTGTTAAATGACTCGCATTCCGACGATGCCTTTGAACATCGCCCCATGCTGAAGTGCGTCTGTGGCCCAAAGAAGTTTTACAAACTCAAAGTCATTCATGCCGTGTTTTTGCATCGTGACATTTGGGAACTTTCCAACTTTAAGGAAAAACTTCTTATTAATCAATACGCCATTAAAGGTGCCGTCCACGAAATTATATTTCTTTTCTACTATTGGGTAAAGAATATCTGACTCAGACTTGCAGAAAGTTTCCCATTTTTTCTCCATGTCAAATGGAATTCTACTTCCGCCAAATACTATACAAACCCATTCTGATTTAATTTTTTTCATACCGGTGTTCACAAGACTGGTAATTGTGTTTCCCCCTTTGAAGGATGGGCAGTACACAGAAAACTCTTTTAAGTCCTCATCGGTCGCATCATTTCCAGCCACATAGATTGATGCATCTTTATGTTTTTGATTACGAATAGAGCCCAGAGTGTTAATCAATCCAGCAACATTTCTATCTGGCCCTAGAATCAAAAACCCTACATCCATTTTATATCTTTCTTTTTAGAGTAATGCTGTATCAAAATCTATTCGAATTACATCCTCTGAAGACAGGGCTGATGATAACTCAAAAGATCCATTTATGTGATCGGGCGTGAATGATAGCAAAGTCCAAGCATCATCCACCATTGCACCCGGAACATATACCTCTACATCAGAGTAAATTCTTACTCCATTTACATATACTCTCAGTGAATCTTCGATAAACGGCGTTGCTATGGAAGTCACCAGATAATTCATATAATCTGGTGTAATTAAATTCTCAGCAACTGGAACCAAGTTATAGAAATGTTGATGAGCGGCTTCTGTAGGAAAAGCCATATTGAATTTTACGATGTTTGGGGATTCAAAACTGGGTGTAATCGTTGTAGATGGTTGAATGTTTAAAATGCCTTCATCAAACTCAACGAAAGAAGTTTCATCAGTATAGATTTGAAATCTTATGTCTGTAGCTTCATCAGAAATCGTTGCTAACTTTTCAGACTCTTCCCGAGTCATTCTGACGTATAAATCACTGTCAGTATGTTCTTCAATGCTATGTTGAGCCTCATCAATAGCTTCAGTCTTGAGACTACCATCTGCATTTATCGATTGGTTGAGGCGATTTGCAAGAGATCCTTGGGTGCCTATCGCATCCCGCATTTGTTCAATTACATTGTCTAGAGCTAAATTGATTAGGTTTTGCCTACGCAGAATAGCCTTCAGTGGGAGATTATCAATTTCCCAATGTATTGGATCTAATGGGCCATATAGGACTTCTGGAATTAATTCGATGCGTGGCATTTCAAGACCTCTTAGTGGTTTCTGTATTTATCATTCTTAGATGAAATTAAGCCTCCAATTAAAGGTGATCTGCATGTCTTCTGTCTTGTTTAGATCAGGAAAGGTAATCATGCTGTATAAATCACCGTTGGCCATTTGGAGTGCCATTTCATTCAAGGTAACACCGACAGCTTCGTCAAACTTAATTACAGAGGTGAAAATAACTTGAGCAGGAACTGAATTATCAAGATTTGACAAGGCTGGTTTTGACAATCGGGTAACCCCAAACAAGCCCTCTCTACCGGCATTTACAAATTTCTTGACACCACTTTGTGTGCCGCCGTCTCCAAAAATCATTCTAGTTACATAGAATTGAAACTTGTCACCAATTTGGTTTGAAAGACATTTTGCCAAGGCCCTACGACCCGTCAAAAGGACAGTATTAGGCATATCAAAAACTTCTTCTTTGCCGTCCTTATATGAAAGGATCATTTCTACATCGCCTTTAGTTTGAATCGTTTGAGTTATCATAATTCACCTTCTAATGTCTCTCCATTTCGTGTTTCAATCATGAATGAGATTCCCTCTTCCTGATTGACATTTTCTTGAACCCCACTGCTCTTGGGAGCCGATAAAGCCACAATTGCTGTGTTATTATCTATTGTGCTGTATGTCTCTCTGATGACCGGAGCACGCCCACTGTGATCAAGTTGATCAAATACAGTAAATCCTACATTTACTTCCTTTTTGGGGAAATGAATAATTGAGTATTCTACTGAAGTGCCCCCAGCATTTATGGTCATCCAATCTTGCTCTCGTCCTTCCAACACAATATCTGTACCGTTAATTGACGCCACTTTATAGTATTCATCGTCAATAAGGAACATATAGTTCTGATAAAAATTGCTATCGTCAGTTACATAGTCTTCTGACGGCGGATTATTACCATTTAAAATGCCAAGGTCTGATTCGTGATCAGTCGTGGTTATTAAATGTAAACCTCCGTATCCAAAATAGCCTATGCCATTTTGCACAAGTCTTCTTCTTATGCTAAGCGAAACCCCAATAGCATTTCCATCTTCATAATTTAGTATGTAAAAGTTGTTTCCTTCAATTTGTGAAATTTGATACTCAACAGAATCATAAAAACAAAAATCACCTGTTTTTACAAATTCATTAATATCAACAATGAATGGATCATTCAAATTGACTAAAGCTCTTCTTGTTATTGTGAGGCTTCCATCGGTTGATGTTTCAATAGTATTGCTCAGATCATCCATCAGAGTATAACTCACACCCGTCACAGAGCTAATCGGCAAGTTTGAGTCTTCGTCTAAAATCAATGTGTTTTCTACGATTTCTTTAATTTCGTAGGGTGTCGCAGAATAAGCTGGAATTAAAACCCTCCATGAACCGCCTGTGTAATCAGGAGTATTTTCTACGTCCCATTGAGTTTTTACGCCGATAGTGGCAAAATCAAGCTCGGAATCAGTGAGTTCAACTAGATCACTTTGAGTTATTGAAGAATTTGAATTTCCATATGGAACATTAGACAAACGGAAGGTAAATGCCGTTTTATCCAAAGGCTCTACTGTGCTCGAACTAACTTTTGCTCGATTACTTTGAATTTCAGTTATGGTATATGTTCCAATATTTGCCGAAGGTCCAAGTATCTCCAAAAGATGACTTTCTGCATCTACTCCCAAACTTCTTAGATTATGATCAGGAGAAATAAATGATACATAATCGTTGTAAGCAACACCAATATTGCCTGTAGAGATAGTCACCTGATCTGTCAAATCTTCTCTAGTAATGACCCAGTTTGTTTGTGCTCCTTCCATATTTCTGTAGAAAAATGGATTGCTGCTTCCAGAGAGAATTGTCTGAACATAATCAAACGTAACAAGTGTATCGACTTGCTCTACTGGCGACTGTATGAATTCGTTTACTTCACCAGTAAAGTTTAGAGTGTGAATTTGAGCATGAAAGGGAGTGTATTCTCGTAAAATCTCTTGAGCTTCAAGCATACGATCATTTGACAACTCTTCGACGCCAATATCAACACTGTAGGATGAACTTAAACATGATCCACAAGGGTCAAGAAAATTTTTATCTATCTTACATGGATCAAATGCAGGTCTTGTAGACCCATTGTATTCTTCAGCATTGTAAATATTTTCAGAATATGCAAATTCAGTTCTTGTCCAGCCAAATTGAATTGGATCAGCAAATGGATGCCTAACAGGGATTAAAGTATCAAAAAGTGGATCATCTTCCGCAATTAGACGCACATTCCAGTTTTTTGGCGGATATTCTTGATCATCTTCATCTCTGAGATCTTGAAGGGGCAATAATCTAATGTAATTTTCAAGTGCTTGTTCAGTTGGCGTATCAATGTTTTTGTATTGATACATAATTTTGATTCTATCGCCTTCATACAGTGATAGACCACCAGCACTTAATTGGTCGCCTATCCACGTCATTCTTATGATCCCGTCTTCAGCAGTGTCATCAAATGTGACATTTTCAGAACCAACAACTGTATAACTTGATTCATCAAATCTTTTTAAAGATAATTCAAAATTGTTAGGATCAATAGGTTGAATTAATGAAATTTTTTCTAATTGAAATATAGGGCTATCTACAACTTTGAAAGTTTCTATAAATGTGTAAGGTGACACCAATTGCCAATACTGTGTAAAAGCATTCAATTTCATTCCAGCTTGTGAAAAAGCATCTTCCAAGCCTGAATAAGTGCCTTTTTTCTTAAATAATGGAATGGCCTCTTTGATTTGCCTACGCCACAATGTGGGATCATCGGATTTCAATTTAACTGCAAATGTGTTAGATAAATAAGTAAGCATGGACTCATGTAAGGCATTTGCATCAAACAAATCAATAATTTGATTAGCCATGTCTTCTAGAAAAGTAAAACCTTTAGCCACAGAAAGGTTGAATTTTTCTGTTACTTCTGGAGTGATGTCGGTATCTGCCAGAGTGTACTTATACATTTCTGGCAGATATCTTTCCAATAATGTTTCGTACTTATTTTCTGCTGTATTATGTGACGGTAAAACCTTTACGGCTTTTCCATCACCTTCAATTTTAAAATGTATATGAGCGGAAAGTTTTTCACCAGCAGGTAACGGAGTCCAAGTCCAGCAAACAAAATAGTCACCCTCTCGAATGCTACCCTGCGGATTCCATTCATATGAATAATGGCCGTACTGAACATTCCCATCAACATCTGTTGATTCTAATGTCAGAGGTGAATTCTCAATATCAGTTCCAATCCATGCTGGATAGCCTTCGCTTCCAATAACTTTAATTGTAGAACGATCCTTGTAATATATTTTATTTTTTTGAGATGACGATTGAATTTCGATCTGTAGCTCAGTAAGTTTTTGCAAATTTTCAGGACTAGGATCATCACAAGCCTTTTTTTGCAATTCTTCTAAATTTAGCTTAAGCTTATCTGAAATAACTAACTCTTCGTACTCGCCATAATTTTCACCGAGAAAGTCCCTTTCAATGTAATAAATTATTACATTATCTACTTTGTAGGGATTAGACTCAAAGCAACCATTAGAGTCTGGACACTCAATTTCTAGCAAAATGGTGTCAGTGATATTTGGATTTTCTTTAAGTTTTTTAAGTGCCATGTTTACTCATACACAAAATTAATTGTTGTAATACTCGGTCTAATGATTTCATAATAGCGTGTAGTTACTACATCACCAGAGTTATCTTCATTATTGGTTTGAAAATGAACCTCAACACTCCTGATTTCGGGGATATTGGATAAAGCTTTTATCAAATCAACGCTCTTCAAAGTTTTACCATAATCCCAATTATTCAAAAGGTAAAAGCTAGCTACTTTTCTGTTGATACGTTCTCTTATTTCTTCTTCAAACTTTCTATAAAATTTGTCCATTATAATGTCGATTGTGCTATCAACCTCCACTACGACTCCATCTTTTATGCAGATATAGTCCGTCAACATTTTTTTATCTTGAAGAGCTTCTTGCAACATGACTTTTAAGCCATTATCAGGCGGCATTAAACCATCTGCTTCAAATCTTGATAAGACATATAAATCAATTACATTTGCGGCACAACCATAGTTTCTGAGAATAGCTTTTGCTTTGCCGACTTGTCCATTATACTCAGTTGAAAATTGACCGGCAAAAATTTCAATGTCGTCACCTGAAACTATACGGTTTTGTGTCCTCAGATATTGCGGTAATTTTCTCTTAATGTCTTCAATTGTGTCTCCTGAGTATCCATACTCGCCTTTAGTGTAATTTCTGAAGTTTACAGGTATTCTAATATCAAAACCCGGCACAATATAGTTTCTTTGAATTTCTACGCTTCCTGTGACAATATTTCCCACTACGCCACCACCACTTCTGTAATCAATGACTATTTCAGAGTTGGCATTTGGAATCAGACCTGCTCTATTGTTGCCAAATAAAACATATCCTGCATAATTGGCATCATATTCGACTCTGAATTCTTTTCTTGGTTGTGAGTCTGTAAAATATTCTACTTGTGTCCACTCATTTCCATCAATAATTACTCTCACTGAATTCCAAATCACTGGACCTCTAGTCAAAGGAACAAACTGATTTGCTAGACCTGTTCCTTGAATTCGTTCAATGAAAGATCTACCTTCTACACCTACAATTGCTGTGGTTAAAAAAGTTCCAGCACTGATGACGATCTTTTCATCAAGAATAGGTCGATTGTATTGATCAGCAGCCCAGAGTTCAATAAATCTAGGCCCTAATTCTGTATTGATTGGTATGCTAACTGGGGTATCAATAATCAAATCTGTATCTAAAGCATTATTGATTGTTGCTGACCACAAAGACTTTGATCCAATAGGTGGCTGTGGTTTGAATCCAACTAACATCGCTAAACGAAAAGCATTATCAACTTCACTTACTGTATCAATAAAGATTTCATTAGCAATTTGGTCCATTTTAAAGCTGAGAGTATCAGCTATAAACGCCCAATTTTCAATCAACATAATTGCCAAATCAGACTCTACAAAATCATTGAAAGAATCAGAAAACTTGTCTCTTATAAAATCGACAAGTCTATTTTTCATAGACCAAAAGTCTTGATTTGTATAATTAAGATTTACCAGATTAGGTGTCTTAACTAATCCAGATTGGTCATAAGGTGTTACATCAAACGGACAATTTTCAATAGCCATCAATTCCTCACAAAGGTCTTTCTAATACCAATTCTTCAATCTGTTGAATGTTTTCAGGATCAACAAATTTGATCCTGATATACAATATTCCTTCCATTTCATCATAACTGTCATTTTTATTAAGTGAATTTTTAGGTATATTATTAGTCACTTCTATATTGCTTACAACTATTCTTGGTTCCCAAGTTCGAATGGCATCTGCAATTACTTGAGTAGCTTTATCAACTAAAAAACTGTCATTTGGTTCAAAAATTAATTCTCTCAAGGGAGTTCCGAAAGCTGGCAACATAACTCTTTCGCCCGGATTAGTTAATAATAATTGAAGTAAATCTGCTTTTATTTGATCAACTCCAGTTTTTTGAGCCAAAATACCTCTTGCTGTTTTTTCCAAGGGATATTGTAAGCCTAAAAATTTTGATTTTGCCATTTCTACTCCAATTCTAAGTTGCCTTATCTATTAATTACTTCTTTCATAATTATCCGAGCAAACTTGGTTAGGTTGTGGTTTCAACATCACCATCCGTGTAAGGACTCACATCTAATCTAAGCTCATCTTCTTGATCATCTTCTCTACATGGGGGATTTTGTGCCGCTGCCATTTGAGCTTCGTATTCAGCACAGCCACCTCCGCATGGAACTTGGCAAGGGTGATAAGCAGATGCAAAAACTCTTTCACTCATAGCTTTTTCAGTCCAGTGAGTAATTCCTGTCAATGGGCAGATCACCGGACATCTAGCGACAATAACACTATACAAACATGGACCTTTACATTTTTTGCCCGGAGGCGGTGGGCAATCTCTACCAGCAAGCAATAGGATTTGCTTTTCTGCGAAGAAAATATGTAGTTGTCCCGAATACCTGAAGTCTACATCTTCAACTGCCCTAATATGTCTTTTTGAAACGTAAGTAAACTTATCTGATGGATTGCACTCTTTATCACCAACTAAAACAATATCTTTGTCATAGGTTTGTCGTATTGCATGTCCACCTGCACGCAGGAAGACAATGCCGGGTGAACCAACAGGAGCACCTTGAAATCTCAAGAAATGCGGTCCACGATACCCACAACCTTTCTTGCTGTTACATTTAGCATCTGTATTGGGATCAACACATTGTGGGTGAGTGATTTGTATCCACTGTGATTGCGTCGTTTTTTGACTAAAGTCATCACTGAATTTCATTTCAAGGCCATATCCAGATCGAATTTGGATGTAAGCTTTTGTAGCGTTAGGCTCTGGAACTCCTCCTTCTTTTCGACAAGGAGAACATTGCAAATTCATGTGATCAATCATTTTAATCACATGATTTGATGTGCTTTGTAAATGAATTCCACGTTTCTCGCCTGCATAGTTAGGTGGACACCCCGGACAGCCTTCTTTGCCGACAGTATGATCATTTAATTCTATTTTATTGCCAGTTGCAGATTGCAATCGAATGAAATTTTGTTCGCCTCTAAGTTGACTCAACTCTTCAACGTCTGACATCATTATTGAATGACCAGTTGCAGATGACCAATACGTTCTTCCCAAGAATTTATCGTTACAGCCAAAGTCAAAATTTGACATGCTGCGTTCCCACACAGGTTTACCTCTAGGCTCTTCAACAGAATCATCCATTACCCAAGAGTGACCAGATATTGAAAGAAATTGAATGCCTGATTGAGGTAAATCACAACTATTGTTTTGAGGAGTCCCCGGTCCTTTATATGGACGACATTCATTTTTATGTTTGAAGAATTTATTCGAACCTTTATTGCTTTTGCAATATTTTGTTTTAGGCTCACATGGAGTTGAACTATGTCCTCCTAAAATTTTGGAACATTGTGTGGGTAAATTTCCCGAGCAATCGGGCTCGCAATTAGAAGATCCTTCTTTAGGATTGCCGTGAAAATCGCTGAAATAAGGTAATTTTGATTTATGATTTGAACAGATATCAAGAGATTCACCACTTGGTTGTGGAGGACATTTTGGATTTGCCCATTGACCTCCATAATGCAAATGATCATCTTTAAAAATCATCCAGTTGCCACAACCCGACATAAGTTCAAGCCGTTTCCAACGTCTGTTGCATTTAGCATTACCATCCACCATTTTAAGCATATGCTTTTCTGGTGTTTTGAAACCGTAAATGTTTGGATAGGTTGTTCTTTTTTGCTCTGTTGGATCTGTTGTAAATTCTGTAACTGAATCTATATCGAAACTATTATACGACTCTGTGTTCCAAGGGGGATATACTTGTGATTCATCATCTGGACCTACTATGTAGCCCTTTCTATGGCCCTTATACACTCTGTCATATTCACGACTAGGATAAATTTTGTCTAATTGTTCCCCTCCGGGGCCACGATCTTTATGCCAAGATGTGCCTAAGTAAAAAGCTCTATCTGTATTGCCCATCTCATACAAGATCATTATAGTGCTTCCCGCTGGAGGCACCCAATTTAATCCAGAGTCATCAAACCCACCCATTGCAGATATGGGGCTGGCATAAGGCAAACTGAATATTTTTGAGTTTGGCTCATGTAACATAGGGTGAAAATATCGAACACGGTTTAATTTCCACGGGTCGATAGTTTCGACACATAATGCTCTTGTCAATCCTTGTAAAACAACACTTTGCCTCTTACTTGCAAATCGTCTTTTTTTAGAAGATTTTGCATCAACTCCAATGCTGTTTACAGCTTGTTCCAATGTAAATAGACGGTCAAAGATATTGTCTAAAACTTTACCGTGATTCACATTTGATTGTTCTGTTGGTCTATATGGACTATTACTCATTTTATTCTACTTTCAAATACATTGACGTGGCTTCCATCCTTTGCTCCAACCACCAAGATTGGCATCTCTCTGATAATCAGCACCCGGTGTCTGAAGCACAACATTTATATTAGTAGTATATTTGCCAGCATCAATTTGATGTGTAACAGACATTACAATCCACCCTTTGTTACTAAGAATATGATTACAGGGTTGTTCTGCTAAATACCAGTCACCACATGGGCCTCCACCTTCTTGTGATATATGGAAAGGATTGATGAGTACTATAGAAACATACGTTCGCATCGAAAATCTTGGGGGACAAAAAGCTGGATCTCCATTAATTACCAAATCCGCTGATATAGAGTGGAATGAAATAGGATTCACTAACGATTCTAAAGCTTCCATTTTTGCGTCATCAACTACAGGCGTACCGCCTTCCCCCAACTTTGCATCACTTGTTTGCGTCCCCGTTGGTTGCCCTGCCCCTTTAGTATACTGATCTTTAGGAATCGCTTCTGAGCCCGGATTTTTACTACCGGGTGTATTCATAGGATTAGCATCTAAGTCACCCGCATTACCAGAGGCACCTCCTGTTATCATGGCAAAATTCCATTTAATTTTTGGATTAAATTCAATGACGGGACTCATTGGTCCGCCATTTACAATAAATGTGCCCAAGCTTAGATTGTCAAAATAACTATCATCTAGATTTTGACCATTTGCAGGATCACCTAGCACTTCTTGGAATATTATAACTCCTTGACCCTCTGGATTATTTTTCATAATCCAAGGTTTAGAATTAATGCTTGGATTTTCCAAAACCCATTTTTTAATTACTTCAAGTTTATTTTTGCCGTGTGCTTGATAGAAAGTTTTTCTTCCATATAGTTTTTCTTCATCAGTCGTTCCAACATTGAATAATGGTACTTTATCTTTATTACCTGCTTGATTAGGCCCAAATTTTATAGGTTCATTGTCTTTGCCTATTTCAAAATGAATTTCGTTTATATTTGGACCCGGCGAATTAGGATCAGTCATAAATTGTGTTATGGCGTTTGTTAGATAAACGCCTTCTTGACCATCTCCGCCTGTTTCCCACTCTGCACTACCTTCTGGCATAGTATGGCCTGCGTCTTTGCCAGAGATTTCAAAGATGAATTTACCTTCACTGTAATTTGTGTTCACTTCTTGGCACATACAATAATAACAAGGAGACATGGAGGCAGGGATAGGTTCTGTGCAGCCACTTTTTACCCAACCAAATTGGAATTTCATATAAACTTGTGCGGAATTTTGAATTGTACAGTACCAATCTGTTAAAAGGTGTCGCATAAATTCTTCAAAGTTACCACCGTGAGTATCGTGAATGATAACTCTACATTCGCAGCCATCAGAGTGCCCAAATGTAAAACTTTTTATAACCGCACAGTTTGGGGGATCTGTGCTTTGTGAACTTAAATTACTTACGGTAATAACCGAAGGGTCGTCTTTG